CATCAACGATACCGAGAATAGCACCATCAGTGTTATAAACAATAGTACCATCTGTTAGTGTGTTTGCTAAGTCAGTTCCAACACCATCAATGTTTGCACTATCATCTGCTACAGTAATAGTACCTGTACCAGTCAAACCAATGCAAACATTAGCAAGAACTTGCTTACCATATAGTGCAGTGTTACCACCAACTACTGAGTAAGTGTTTGCGTTTGTTGCTGGCCATTGAGGACCATTTGGGTTGTTGAAGTACATGTCAACCGGAGCAACTGTTGTAGCTACTGTACCTGATGCAGTTGAAAGATCAACTGGAGTGCTGTTTGGATTAGCATTTAATGGTGTTGCAGAAACAGTGAATGTGCTGTTGTTTCCTGCGTTAACTACCTTAAGAATCCAGTACAATGTTCCGGCAATAAGGCCACCGATATTTGTAGCAGTTACGAATGGCATACCTGCAATAATACCGAGGTTAGTGAAGTTTGCTGATGTTGTTACAAGATCAGTTGAGTTAGTTGTGTTTGTAATTGTGACGACTGCCTGTGCTTTAGCAATCTTTAGTGGTCTACCCATTTGTTTTCTCCTTTGAAAAGCGAGTTCTAGTCGCTACGCAGTGGGTACTGCATAAGTTCTCCTCATTGAGAACGTTACAATGTATTTAGCTTTTTTGCGTAATTATTCGGTTCCTGTAACAGCGTGTGGCATGCCTAATTCTGTTACCGAGAAAGGGGCAGCAGTACCGTTAGCAGTGATGTAAGCAAGATAATTACCTTGTCCAACAATAAAACTATTGTCTACTGTGTTTGCAGGAATAACTTCACATGCAGTCGTGTTAGCAGAAACATTAGAGTTTCCCACATTAATTGCGATTGCGCAACCTGTAGTTGCAATACGAATTTTATCTGTTGCGAGTGGGCCTATTCTTGCACTTGAACCGCTTGGTGTTTGAATTAATGATGCCATTTTATTATCCTTATAATCTTCCGACTGCTACTTCAATGACACCCTCGTATCCATCAAAGTCTTGTAATGCTTTACCGATGACTGTACCCATTGTAGGGAACTGATTTGGTCTTGCGAATCCGTTACCACCTGAAATGAGCATGTCACCTTTACTAATCTTGCCGCGAACTTTGCATGGTACACGACCTTGTAGTGCTACTGCTGTCAGTAGACCGGGGCATGTTGCGTTCATAACATATGCCGGGTTAGTAGACACTACACCTGCAACTTTACTTGTTCCATCATCAGCAAGAGTAACTTCTTTCTCTCCGCCGAACATCAATACAGTGCCGGGTAGATATTTTACGTCGGCTTCATAGTATTCTGCAAGGTCAGCATATGTTGCTTCCATTCTTGACCCGGCAGTCAGTGTCCAGTTGCCGGTTATGTTACCTGCTGTAGTGTTTGCTCCTGCTGTAAGCTGCGTAGTAGTTAACGCTCCACTTACACCTAAACTTGTTAATGTACCTACTGAAGTGATATTTGGCTGTGCGGCTGTATATACTGTACCTGACACTAGGGCATTGCCCACCTGACCTGATACATTTGCGCCTGCTACTGCATTTGCTGTTGTAGCAAATGATACTGCACCTGACACATTAGCACCGGCTACTGCATTTGCTGTTGTAGCAAATGATACTGCACCTGACACATTAGCACCGGCTACTGCATTTGCTGTTGTGGCGAATGCAACTGCTCCGCTGACATTAGCACCGGCTACTGCATTGGCTGTAGTTGCGAATGATACTGCTCCGGTAACATTAGCACCAGCAATCGCACTCAACCCACTACCGTTACCGGTGAAGACACCAGTGTTAGCAGTGAATGCTACTGCGGTTACTGTACCGTTTACTCCTAAAGAAGTGAGAGTACCGACGCTTGTGATGTTAGGCTGTGCTGCTGTTGTCACGGTGCCAGCAGTAGTTGCCGTTGCAACAGCAAGGTTAGCAACAGTAGTAGTTGAAGTGACGACCAGCGGTGCGGTTCCAGTTGCAATATTGCTGATCAACTGCGTACCGCTAATATTGCCAGTAGCAATAACTCTGGCTGTACCTAAGTTACCGACGTTAGCATTACCGGTTACACTCAATGCGCCGCCTGTTACCAAATTACCACCGGTAACATTACCAGTTGCTACGATTAATCCAGCAGTACCTAAGTTACCAACGTTTGCATTGCTAGAAGCATTCAACAGAGTTACTGAAAGATTTCCGGTTGCTGCGTTAAATGAAATGTTAGCGTTAGCAGCTAATGCTCTGTTTCCAGTTGAACTACTACTCACTAATACAGGGAAGAATGTTCCTGTAGTTTGATTAGTTACAACACTAAAGTCAGTTACATTTGAGTAAGAAACATTTAAATTAGGAACTCGCTCATATGAAGTAACTTGAATTGGCGGAGTTCCGTTAGCTATATTAGATATAAATCGTGTAGCAGTTGATACGCCGGTTGCATTTAAATTACTGACGTTAGCATTACCGGTTAGTGTTAAAAGTCCGTTTCCTGAATTAAATGTGAATAATGCTGAACCATCTAATGAACCACTTGCGTTAAATTGAACAGTGGTGTCAGTGCCGCCAGCAGGGCTGAAAGTAACAGAGGTCCCTAATGTTGATACTGCTTGACCGTCACTCTGATAGACTTCTGCGGTTAGCCCTGAGGTTGTTTGTAGCGGTACAACATTTGCTGCATTTGCATCTGCTGAGGTAGCAATTTTTAATGAAGTAGAGTTCGGTTTAGCTTGAACATAGTAAGTCGCAGTATTAGAAATATTACTGGTTGACATATTTCCGATGAACTTAACTGCGGTGCCTACAGTAAACGGAGAAGAGTTAGCAACGGTGATTACGTTAGTAGACACCGTGGTTGCGGAAACTGTAGTATATGAATATGCATTATACGAAGTAGAATTTACACCGGTTGATAAACCTGAGTCAGTGTATAGTGCAAATGTAGTTGATGTTAGTGTGTTAGCGAAGTAAATTCCACCTGCTAACTCAGTCATTCCTTGCGGATCAAGTATTGTTATTTGGGCGCCATCAGTAAAGAAGTTATCATTTACAGTGGTAACTACAGCAGGATTTGCCTTTGAAATATTTAAAATACTAGTAACTAAAGTACCTTTAGGTGTCCAAGATAAGTTACCGGTGCCATCAGTTTGTAGTACGTAGCCTATTGCGCCACCATCAATTTTAACATTACCTACATCACCGAGTGTGAGAAGTCCGCCAGCATTGCCGCCGCGATTAACCCAATCTGAACCGTCGAAGGACAATATCTGTCCGTTTGCTGCGGTAAGATTGCTGATATTTAAATTACCGACTGCCCCGTCAATCTGGCTAAAGCTAATAGCAGAGTATGATGTAAGTATTTCGACATTTTCATTAGGCGTAGTTTTACCTATGAATAATCGTCTAGCATCATTAGCCCAGCCTAACTCAGCATCGTCCAATTGCGGTAAGTCGACCAAGTTCCCTGATCGTTGCTGGATTTTAGAAATTTGTACAATTGCCATAAGTGTAATCTTTGTCCGTTGATTACACTTATTTATGCTAGGTCAAAGGAACTTAGTGTAGTATTCCTCTACTCGTTTCCACCAACGGTCTGACCATTCATCAAATTCGTTGCCTTCTACGATAAACTCTTGATATTGATTATCAGCACTGCACATAAGGATCACGCCCTTGCGTATCTTTGTACCATACACTTCGTTATGTGCATTTGCATATGCTGTCAACTGAAGGAAATAGTCTTCAATCCATTCACGCTTCTTAGGCTTGTTTGTCTGCTTGAAGTCAAGAATAGCTTCATCGCTGTTATGAAGTCCAACTAAGTCTGTGGTCCCAGCATAAATTTTAGGAAAATATAGAGATACTTCCGTGCCCCAGAACTCGGGGCAGTTGGATAAGCCTTGAGATATGATTGTATGCGCCATCGTATGTGATTGCTTGCTATACGGATTGCTTCCGGGCTCACCTGTTTCTCCATTTAGAACATAGTTCTCAAGCCACTTGTGCATTCTTGTTCCGCGGCCTGCTGCCTCAGCAGTAATCTCTTTAGCTTTCTGTTCACCTACTCTGCGGCGCCACTCAATTAGTGCTTTCTTTGCTTCGAGTGGTTTAGTTGCATCTAGTATAGTTGTAACACTAGGTAGCTTGTTGCCATCTGGGGCAAGATACTTACGACCTTCTGTAGTCGTTTCACGTTTCATTTCCGTATAAGGGAATTTGTTTATTAGAGCCATATATTATAATAGCACATTGCTGTAGGAAAGCAACTATTATGGTTAAATTTTCATTGCTCTTTTAGCCATTTGCTGTACAGTTTTTTCACTATCTCCGCCCTGTGGCTTCTCAGCAGTATCACCCTGATGTCCTTTGAAAACTACCTTGTCACCTTGAATATTAGTGACTACATCTTTTAGTGGTGGAACTTCGATCATAGTGTATAAATCATCAACATCTAGAATGATGTCGTATTCTTGAAAATAGTCCAGCAGATTATCGACGGAGTAATTGTCTGGGTCAATTTCTCCGTCGTCAATTTCTTGTTGGAGTTGATTAGTAAGAGCAACGATCTGAGTGACCATTGCACTATCCTGCTTCTGATCGAACTCAAAAATAAACATTATCTCTTAGCTCGACCTACTCCGCCGACTGACAATTCTTCTTCCTCATCATCTAAGTTTGGGAGAGGAGGTAATTCAGCAGCCGGTTCTTCTGCTGGCATTTCAGCATCAATGTCTAGGTCAACGTCAATGTCTTCTTCGCCGCCCATTCCGTCTACTGGAGGAGCAAAAGCATCAGCTTCACCGCCGCCAGTTAGTCCACCTAATGAGCCTTTAAGTGCCATTTGGGCTTGTTGTAATGCGGCATTAAGTTGAGTTAATGCTTCGCCTGCTGATTGATTAAATGCATCGCTTTCATTTGCGCCGATTTCACTCTGGATAGAATCTACAAGAGCAGGAAGTTCTTTAACAAGCATATCGTTGACATCTTCGTACATCTTCTGTACTGAATCAATCATGTCTTGTGCCGCAAGAATAACCTGTGACTTTTCTACTTCTTCGTTTTCAAAAACGATACGAGGAGCCTTAGCAACTTTCATATGCTGACTTAGAGCTTGTTCCATGAACACAAGTTTCATGTGTGCCGGAGTTCCTTGAGTCTTGTGGAATTCACCAGACTTCTTTGATTCCGCAATTAGACCTTTTACTTTAGACAACATGGTTCTTGTCTTGCTTCTGTCTAGGTTAGAGACGTTAAAGTCTACTGCAAAGCTTTCTTTTAGTGCTTTCACAGCAACATTCTTATTTTCAAAATCGTTAAGTTTCATAGGTTGTTTTTCCCAGTTTTGTAAAGTATTTATCTTCGGTGTTTGATTTTAGAATCCTTTGTGTTGAACTTATCGTTCTGGATTCTTTTCGAATTATTTAGATAATATGTAAGTTCAGAAAGTATCATCCTGCGCTTATGCGTATCTTCGTGTAATTTAGTAATTGATACTGATGCGTTAAAGTTGGTTGTTGAGGTTTTTATCTTATTTTTATGCACTGCAATGTCAACATCAATGCTACTTAATTTAAGGTCTAGCATTTCTATTCTTCTAGCATCCATATACTTGCTTGCATTAGTCAATACACACCAAGCAGTGGCGTGCTTGAGGCTAGAAAATTCATAGCGTCTGTCATCATTAACTGAATATACTTTATAAATGTTTTTTACATTTACAATAATGTATTTACCGAATAGGTAATATTTACCACTATCGTCTCGGGTAAACAGAACCTGACGTACATCGGTAGTTAGTCTCGTATTGACAAAACGTGCTATCTTGACTGCGCTCATTATAAAACCTCAAAATATATGTTTTTAAGTTCAGGCGATGTGACTAAGAACTTGGGACACATCGAATGTTGATTGTCGCATAGAATCATTGGAACCCCCTCGCAATCTTTATATAACGCTCCTAGTGGAGTTATTCCGTTTTCAAACACGCTTGGATGTTGAATTTCAAAATCAAACTTCCAGCAATTTATTTTTTCCTTACTGTATAGAAACCCAAATAACTCAAGTTCATTATCAGACATTTCCATTCCAACAGGAACTCGCACTACTTCCGGTTGCGATCTTAAAGAGATAACTTGTAGTACAGTGTCAAAGTTACATTGTGTGTTTCTGCGATTGACCCAGTCACTCATGTCTTCCTCGATTGGTTTAGATCGATTTAATACACCGGTCTGTGTAATGTCAAACAATGTATGGCATCTAATTCTATACATATAGATATTTAGAGCAATAAAAAACCCGGGAATAAATTAATATCCCCGGGTCCTTGTTGTAGTAGTTAACTAACTATTAGTTAGTGAAAGTTGCAGTTGCAGTTACAGCTACGTTTGCAGATGACCATGCATTTGTTAGTGCGTTGTCAAGTGTAGTAGTTGTCCATGCAGCGACTGGATATACAGCGATTGCAAGTGTATCGTCAGTTGCGTTTGTATACTCATAGATGTATACAGTTGCAAGCTGTTGAACAGTCTGGAATACTGCATTGATGTTGTCAGCTACTTGTGAACCGTTACCTGTGATGGTGAAGAAGTCAAGCTTTGGACCCTGAGGCTGTACAGTTACAGCCGAATCGATTGCTGAAGTTGAACCTTCGTTAGTATACGCAGGTGCGTCATAGTTCATTACTTGCTGGAAGTCACCATTAACTCTTGTGAATTGTGCCATTGTATTATTTCCTTATAAAAGTGAGCCGAAGCTCATACTATTATTTATGCCTGAACGAAAAAAACTCGGATTTGGATTACTTTTTCTTACCAAAATGAGCAGCACTAAAGCCGCCTCGATTGACTAGCTTGACTAGACCTTGAGGAGTATTGAATACGAACCCTTCGCCGCCTTGCTTGTCACCGATAGTTTGTTCTACACCTTTTACTTGTTGTTCTAGCTGCCCCGCAAGATCGTTCTTGAGTCCTGCTATTGCAAAATACAAATCAATCAGTGCATCTAATTGCTTCTTATTCTGAATAAGATAGCCGGCGCCGTCACCAATCAAGAATTTATACTGCTTACCACTTACGTTGCTTTCTAGCCATTGTTCTAGTGGAGCGTTCGTTTGATTAGTTGCAGTGTGTCCTAGATATTTCTGTAGAGCATTTCGTGCAACGCCGTCCATACCCTGTAAGAACTGGTCTAGTTGACTATTCTGTGCTAATGCTTGACTTACTTTAGAAACTTCGCTTTGCGGAGCTGTTAGTGCAAAGTCTATGCCCATATTAGGAGTGAGAATAGCAACTTCTTTATTGCTCGTTAGTCCTTGACTATTCCAACCAACTGGATTAGATGTTGCATCAGCATAGTACTGGTGTACTGCTACGCCGCCCTTTGTTCCTGCGATAGTTTTACCTAACTCGCTATTGACTGGAACAGCATATGTTACAGTATTAGGCTTGAATACAAATTTGCCATTGACATTCTGTAGTGGTTCGGCCCACATCAAGTCTCCCCAAAAGAAGCCCTTGCTATTACCCACTGCGGCTTTCAAGCCATTCCAAATAGAATTTAATCTAGCATATAGATCGGGACGAGCCTTTCCTCTACTTGCATCATATTGCTGCCAAAACTTAGGGCTAGTGCCGAAGTATTCAGGACCCTTGTCAAACATATACTTGTCTGATACAGTAAACTGTCCTTTATCGTCGTATCCAAAGATAAGAGCAGGAAACCCGTCCCACTTGATAGTCAATGACTCAGGGTTTTTTATGACATAGTACATAGAATTGATTGCGTCTTTTGCAGGACCTAATCCCTTGAAGACTGAATCTTCTGGGTGAGGAGTTCTGGCGTCAGTCGCCTCTTTCAATATGGACTCATTTAGTACTTCTGAAATCTTCATTTCACGATGTCCAGTATTGTTCTAAACCAGTCACTAGTGCCTACGCTTTCACTTAGCCTGATATCTGTAGGTACACCTATATCTTTAATTACTGAATTTTCTGCAAAGTCTTTCAGCATAGCTTTATTAAGTTCAGGTGAATAGTTCTTATCCATTGCCTTTCGCAGTGTCTCATACGAATACAGGTCATCCGGACCATCAAGTCGTAGCACTTTAGCAATCTCATCTGGGTTTTTATATGGACCGGCGATGATTTTATTGATGTTTTTCTTAGTGTATCCGTCACCTTTCTTATTTGGTTCTGGGGTACGTAAGATTCTGACTAATCCGTCATTAGGACTCCACATATATCTTTCAGACTGCACCGGTCTGCCGTCAGCAATCTTCTGCTTAGAGTCTTTGCGATCCAAATGTAACGCAATACTCGTTATAAGAATGTTTCTAAAAACACCCTTGTACTTACTATCTTTTTCGTGGGGAGCGTGATAGAATGTCTTGAGCCAGCCTGGATCGCCGGGCATAAAGTCTACCTGAACATATCCTGTTCTTGGCTTGCCCTCTACTTTTTTGTTAGGATCGTAGTCTGCAATCTTAACCTTAGTCATGATTACAGAACTTTTAGCGATATCCAACACTTCGGGAATGCTTTCAAGCTTCTTCACAAACGCAGGTAGATCCTCAGTTTTGATATCTAAAGCGATATCAATGTCACCGGAGAATTCTTTCTTACCCACGCTGCCTAGCGTATTATTCTTTAGGTCAATACCCAAAATACGTTCAAGATTGTCTAGCGTAGGTTCAATCTCATCGATGTTGATAGCGCCCACTCCGGGCAGTGAGCCACCTTCATTTAGTACTTTCATTACACAGCCCCCGGTCTTACTTGAACTGGTTTGAGATTTTTAATTAGGTCATTGTAAGCACGAGGATTGCTTTTCGAAAGTTCTTCAAGCGTTCCCTTTAAATCTTCTACTGAAGAAGCTATTTCTTGCTTAGCTTTATTAAACTCAGGCGGAGCACCAGCAGGTGAACCTGCCTTGCTCAACGCTAATCCTATTCTTGCTAAAGCTTCTAGATTAGCATCAACGTTTTTAGGATAATCGTCTTGTAATTTATTAATTTTTTGTTGAACTATTGCCTTGCTTCCTTGCCACTCAACGCCTTGCATGTATTGACCGAACCAATCCATCATATAATCGGCAATCGTTCTTAGCTCGTCTGCTTCATCAATATTAATAATGCTTTCAAAAACACGATTCATTTTAGCATACGATGATTCTTTGACCTTCATGCCAGGACCGCCTGAGGTTATACTACCAGGGGCGCCGCCGGGCGATACTTTTGTAGAGACTGTCGTTTTTGGTGCGCCTACAGTAGGTGCATTAAGCGTGTTAGTAGTATTTGAGGGAGTGACCGTTGTGCCTGCCGCGCCTGTCGCCGGGCCCACTCCAGCTGGAGTTGCTGTACCGAATTGAGTGTTTGATGAGGCTCCGGTTGATTTTATATTAGGGTCGATGAGACCGCCCTTAACACCGTTGTTTAATGAGGTAATAGCATCTTGCACAAAATCTTTAATGAAGATATTCTGAACATTAGTCTGATATCCGCCTTGCTTAAAGCGGTCTTTAATAGCTGAGAAGACGCCCTCTTCGATTTGTTTTACATCATTTAGTTTCATTTTTCTTCCTCAATGACTTAGTGAATCTAGATTCATCTTTGCTCTTGATTGCGCTTAATAACTTCTTCTCAAGAAGTTCAGCCTTATCGGAAGGATAGTGTTTCTCTAATAGTTGAATTAAATTAATTGCACTGGTAATGATGTTTGATGCGCGGTTTTCAATGATATTATTCATATCACGAGTGTCGCCAAACGACTGGAGTTCTTCTAAAAGGCTTTTTGTTTTCTTTTGCATGTTGAGTAAAGATCCTACTGATAGTATTTATTCAATAACTCAATTTTGTTTCTTAATTGAGTTTAGTAAGGACTTTAATTTTGCTCCCTGAACATCTGCTACTACTCTAGATTCGCTTTGTTCAATTGTATTATGCACTGCCTCGTTAGTAGAACCTACTTGACTTGTGGTCTTAATTTGACTTAGTATCTGATTAGGAGTAGGCTGCTGAGGTCTGTCTTCATCAGGATTATCATCCGTAATACGCATAGTTTCAATATTGTATTCAAGGTCAATCTTCTGCCCTACACCAGTAGAACTACGAGACTTCATACACTGAATCTGATACTTCCCTCGTTCACGCATAGAACGTGACGTAAAAATACCGAACACATAGTCAGCAGTGTTAATCTTTGAAATACCGCCTGCAATGTGAGAGTGATCGAATTCGATTTCTTCAACTGCGCTACGATTCAACTGTGATGCGGTGATGAGAAGAACGCCAAGTTCTTTCGCCAAGTTGCGAAGTTCTTCTGATACATACTTGTCCTTGATGAACTGGTCGTTTGGATTGACTTTGACAGATACCGGCATGACCAAATCAAGATAGTCAATCATTACG